TGCGCAATTCCGGACGCATACCAGCAGAATGCGGTATGGCTCATGGCATCAGCTACAAGAACACAGATCAGAACTCTGAAGGACAAGGAAGGCAGATATCTGCTGAACAACGACATCACCGGAGAATACGCAGGACTGCTGCTCGGCAAGCCGGTATATGTAGTTGACGCAATGCCTGCCATGGGCACACAGAACAACCTGGCTGTCGTATACGGCGATCTGTCCGGACTGGCGCTGAAGTTCAGCGAAGAGCTGGAGATCCAGGTGCTCGAAGAGAGATTCGCAACACAGCACGCGGTCGGCGTCGTTGGATGGACTGAGTTCGATGCGGCAGTAGAGAACGCACAGAAGCTCGCAGCGATCAAGATGGGTGGCTCGGACCCGGAGTAACGTCCCTGTCTTCGCTGGCGATAGGGACGTTGACTTTAACTCCAGCATTTGATCCGGCCGTACTTGAATATGCGGTAGCCACATCTAATGCGACCAACAAGGTAACGGCGGTAGCAACAGATCCTGGCGATACCGTAACGATAATGAACGGAGAAACGGAAGTCGAAAGCGGACAGAGCGCAACGTGGTCCGAAGGCGAGAATACGCTCACTATCACAGTAGCAGACAGAGATGATCCGACGAACACGACGGAATATGAAGTGACAGTGACATATACGCCGGAAGTATGATGCAGAGAGGAGACAAAAAATGAAAGTTCGAGTAACGAATGATTTCATTGACCGTCACACCAGAGATCTGCACAAAGCGGGGGAGACCATTGAGGTGACGAAAAAGCGTCTCAATGAGATCAAGTCCGCCGGAGAGTTCGTTGAAACGGTCAACGAAACAAAGATAACCAAAAAGGACAAAAAGTGAAATGGATAACAGTACGATTCTGACAATTTTAAAAACAGATCTGCAGATCAGTGTAGACGCCTACGATGGCCTTCTGAACAATTACATTCTTCTCGCGAAGAAGAACATCGAAACAGAAGGGATCACACTGACGGAGTCCGCAGAAGACGGGATGCTGGTCGAGACATATGCGGCATGGCTGGCCAGAAAGCGCAAGGAGAATGTGCCGATGTCCAGGATGCTGCGCTATATGCTGAACAACCGGCTCCTGTCAGAGAAGATGAAGGCAGAGGAGGAATAGCATGAGCTGCAGCGTTGCGAAATTGATAGCAGAAACGATATCCAGGAACGAGATCGGGGTCCCGGTCTCAACTGAAACAGCTCGCCAGATTTACGTCTTTGAAAAATCCGTAACTGGAACAGAGTGGAGAGAAGCAGGACGGCGCGGGATCAACGCCGCCGTCTGTCTCACCACTCCGAGAGTCAACTACATGGGCGAAAAGATCGTCGAGTATAACGGCATGCGATACGGGATCTATCGGACATACATTGCAGGGGACGACATCGAGCTCTATCTGGAAGAGAAGGGAGGCATCTATGAAAGTAACGATTGACGGACTTGCTGACGCCATAACGGACATTCTGGACGAGTACGAACGCGAATCGACAGCAGATGTGAAGAAGGTCGTCCGCAGAGTTGCGAATAAATGCAAGCGTGACATCAAGGGCGGCGCGCCGGCAGACTCCGGAGAGTATAAAGCCGGTTGGGCGACAAAGCAGACCTGGAAGAGCTCCCGCGGGCTGAAGATCACTATGTACAACAAGGCGAAGCCGGGGCTTCCGCATCTGCTGGAACACGGCCACGTCATGATCGCACACGGCAAGGTACTCGGAACCGGAGGAGCGCGCCCGCATATCGGAAGAGCGGAGCAGGCTGCGAACAAGAAGCTGGAAGAAGATATCAGGAGGGAACTGTCATGACAGAAAAAGAACTGTACGAGCAGCTGCAGACCACGGATCTGCCGGTCGCATACAGGGCATTCGATGCAAGTGAAGCTCCTGAGATGCCGTTCCTGGTGTATTTCTTCGACAGGAGCAACAACTTCGCAGCAGACGGGCTGGTACACCAGAAGATAGATCACTATCAGGTGCAGCTGTTCACAAAGCATAAGGACCCGGATACTGAAGCGCTGGTGGAAGCAGCGCTCGGTTTCACTTTTTGGCAAAAAGAAGAATTTGAGGAAGACGATGAGGCATGTACCCGCATCGTCTACGAAGTGGAGGTATAAATATGGCAGCAAAAGTCAAGTTTAACATCAAGAACGCACACTATGCGCCAAAGACACAGAGCGGATGGGACACACCGGTAGCCATTCCGGGTGCGGTCAGCGCATCCCTGGAACCGCAGGGCGAACTGACTCCGTTCTATGCGGATGGCATCAAGTACTACATCTCCGGCGGAAACGGCGGATATGAAGGTGACGTAGAGTTTGCGCTGATCCCGGATGCATTCAGAAAAGCAGTCCTGGGAGAAACGGAAGACGCGAACCATGTTCTGTGGGAAGATGCTGACGCAAATCCAGTAGAATTCGCATTCGGCTTCGATGTCGATACAGACGATGGCGTGATCAAGTTCTGGTTCTACAACTGCACCGCGTCAAGACCGAAGGTTGAAGCGGAGACCAAGGAAGACACCGTAGAACCGAAGACAGACACGATCACGATCTCATGTGCACCGGGAGCCGACGGAAGAGTCAGAGCGAAGTCAACTGACGAAACCAGCGCGAACATCCTGAATGCATGGTACGAGTCCGTCTACACTTACGCGACAACTGCAACAGTATAAGGAGGCTACGGAATGGAAAAGACAGTTAAAATCGGCGAGAAAGAAATCAAACTGAAAACATCCGGGGCTCTGCCGAGGATCTACAGACTGTGGTTCAACAGGGATATCTTCAGAGACATCAATCTGCTTGCGACCATTGAAGATCCGGACGAGCTGGAAGCAGAGTCCATGGCTGTTTTTGAGAATGTGGCATATGCCATGGCGAAGCACGCAGATCCGAACGGCATACCGGACGATATCATCGAGTGGCTGGGATCCTTTGAAGACCCGAACACCATCTACAACATGATAGATGATGTGATAGAGCTCTGGAATGCGGAGAAGAAGGAAACGGCAAAGCCAAAAAAAGAATCAGAGAAATAGCGCGAGAGATGAATACCCCGCTGTTCATGCTGCGGTGTGTGCAGCTGGGTATTGCTATTTCTGACTTGGAACTTCTCTCAATTGGAATGATAAACGATATGTTTATCGAACGACAGAACGACGATTATGAGTATCCGATCATCGCCACGAAGGCGGATATAGATCGGCTCTAAAGGGATACAAAATGGCAGGGAACATCAAGGGTTTGACAGTCGAAATCGGAGGCGACACTTCGAAGCTGTCAAAGGAACTGACAAAGCTGAACAGGCCGATAAATCAGATGCAGGGCGAACTGAAGAGGGTGAGCCAGCTGCTGAAGATGAATCCGGGGAATACTGCGCTCATTCGGCAGAAAATGGAGCTGCTGAGTGCCAGCGTGGAAGAGACCGAAGGGAACCTCAAGGAACTGCGCGCAGCGCTGCAGAGAGCATCACAGTCCGGAGCAACAGAAAAGAACTCGGCCGGGTTCAGAAGACTGCAAAGAGAAATAACACAAACGGAAGCGCGCCTGAAAGAGCTTGCAGCTGAGCAGGCGCGTTTTGCTGTACAAAGCTCCAGAATAGGTGTCGCAGCGGCGAGGATGGAACAGTACGGCCAGAAGGCCACTGCAGCAGGTAATTCACTGCGCGGGCTGAGCATCGCTACGGGTCTGCTGGGCGGTATGGCCGTCAGGACGACAGCAGAGTTCGACTCTTCCATGTCGAAAGTACAGGCCGTATCCGGGGCAACAGGCGGAGAGTTCGACCTGCTGAGAGACAAGGCCCGGGAGATGGGCGCAAAAACAAAGTTTAGCGCGTCTGAAGCGGCTGAAGCAATGAACTACATGGCAATGGCCGGCTGGAAGACGAAGGACATGCTCTCCGGCATCGACGGCATCATGAACCTTGCGGCGGCATCCGGAGAAGACCTTGCGACGACGTCAGACATCGTCACGGACGGACTGACAGCGCTCGGTTACTCCGCGAAAGATGCAGGACGCATGGCAGACGTCATGGCGGCTGCATCATCCAACGCGAACACGAACGTCTCCATGATGGGCGAGACATTCAAATATGCGGCAGCGGTAGCCGGATCCATGGGATACAGCATGGAAGATGTGGCTCTGGCAACAGGGCTCATGGCCAATGCTGGAATCAAAGGTTCCCAGGCAGGTACAGCGCTCAGGTCTACGATCTCAAGGATGGCAGCACCGACTAAGCAGGTCAGCGCAGCCATGAAGTCGATTGGCGTGGAGATGACGAACGCAGACGGATCAGCAAGACCGTTCCGGGACGTCATGGTGGATCTGCGCAAAGGCATGGCGAACCTGACGGAGACCGAGAAGACACAGATCGCATCCACCATCGCAGGAAAGAACGCAATGTCCGGATTCCTGTCGATCATAAATGCCAGCGATTCAGACTTCAATAAGCTGGCCGATGCCATCGACAATTCGGATGGCGCAGCGCTGAAGATGGCAGAAACGATGCAGGACAACCTGGGCGGTCAGGTCACGATCCTGAAGTCACAGATGCAGGAACTGGCCATATCCGTAGGAGATACGCTCGTGCCGATGGCCAAGAAAGCAGTAAAGGCGGCACAGAACCTGACGAACTGGTTCAACAACCTGTCTGCCGGAGGAAAAGACGCAGCGGTCAAGATTGGACTGATGGCGGGGGCGGCAGGTCCGCTCCTTCTGGCAACGGGCGGTATGGCGAAAGCATTCAGCGGCAGCGTTAAGGCAATAGCATCGGCCAAGGGTGCGATCGCGGCGATGACGGTAGTTGAAGGAGAGGCAACAGTAGCGACGAAGCTCCTGGGGGCTGCACAGAAGGCAGTTCCATGGGTGGCAGCAGCTGCAGGCGCAGCATTGATCGCGAAAGCCATGGTAGATACCTACAAATCGACACATGAAGCGACGCTGAAAGTGCAGGAACATGCGAAAGCACGCCAGGAAGAGATCGACGCGATCAAAGGCGAAGCCAAGGAATCGGACTTCTATCTGCAGAAACTGAATGAACTGGCTGGCGTGGAAGATAAGACGAACGCGCAGAAGGAACTCATGCAGGCGTATGTGGACAAGCTAAACGGTTCCGTCAAAGATTTGAACCTCACATATGACGCAGAAAAAGACAAGCTGAATCAGACGACACAGGCTATCAGGGACAAGATTCAGGCGCAGAAAGAAGAAGCTATGGCGGCCGCCTATCAGAAGAATGCGAAGGCGGCGCTCGAAGAGTACGTCAAACAGCAGATGAAGGCGTCTGACGAGCAGAGGAATTATAACCAGCTCAAGGAGAGATGGAACAACCTGAG